AATGAACTCACCCAAGGAACGTGTACGGTTGCCAATCGTCGTGCTGGCAGCGGTTCCAGTGCCACCCTCCGCAACTGTTGCGGCACTGTTGCTGTGTGCGCGTGCGTCGTACAAACGAACGGTCGTGTCCACTGCTGTCGAACTGGTCGTGTTACCGGCCCAGATCGAGTCCGAACAAAATCGAACTTCAGCGTCACGCTTCAACTGGGTCAGCTTCTTGGTCACCGCGTGTGCGTAGTGATCCTTGATGCCGGCCTGGTTCTGCACGTTCTGCGCCAGTTTACCAACCATCGCTTGGCGCCTGAACCACTGGACCCTGTTTGACAGGATGTCGTAACTCGTTTGCGCGTTATCAAACGAACCAACTGCGATGTCGGCCGTCGTCCCGTCTGCCACAGCGTTGTGACTCGGTGTCTCCTGCTTGTCAGCAGGCCATTCATACAACGCGTTAATTGGCGCAGTCCCCTTCGGAACCATCGCCATGAAAGGCGTCTCTTTTGCATCCACCATCGTGATCGCGTCTAGCAAATCACGTTGACTCCCCTTACCGAAATCGGTGCTACTTGCTTGAACACCGCTAATAAATAAACCAGCCATCTTATTTCCTCCCCTTAATCAATTATCGATTGAACGAAGTCTGTCAGACCTCGTTGGTCCCGATTTGAAAACACTCTCTTTTTGGATTCCTCGTATTTGGCCGCCTTACCCTCCTTCGGCGCCGGCGCGGATGTTGGTCTTCCAGGTTCAGCGACAACCCTTTTGGGGATTATCTTCTTACCCTGTTCGCCCAATTCCGCCATATACCCGCGAACGTACCTCGCCAATTCCAACTTATGGTTGGGAGCCATGGCCGCCTGCGGACTGGCCGAAAGCACCTGGTTAAACAATTTCATCTCCTGCGAGTCTTCCTTGTTCAGCCACGGATACAGCTTCTCGGCCTGCGCGTTAAACTCCACCGCCTGCTTAATCTCGGCACTTCGCTGGGGGATCCACTTGTTGAGTTTCCTCTCCGAATCCCTTCGGATTTCCCGGACAAACCGGGTCATCTTCTCAAGGCTAAAATCCTCTTCGCCGTCGCTGTCCTTCAATTCGACTCCTTGTTTGCGTAAAACATCCTCAACCTGTTCTGCGTCTTCCAGCAGTAGGTCTTCCATGTCTTCGGCAAACTGCAATCGTCTTTCAGACAACCCGGCAGTGTCCTGAAGTTCCTTATCTGTTTTCAAGGTTACCAGTGGATTTTGCACTGGCGAATTTGTTAACTGCTGGCTGTTTTGTTCCAGCTTGGAACCCAGTTCCTGGACCCGCCCCTCCAACTCATCCCGCTCTTCTTCAGCCAGGCGAAGTTTTTTGGTAAAGCGATCTATCCGACGTTGAAACCATTCCGGCTGTTCGGCCGGTTCGGCTTCCTCCTCGGATTCCGTTTCCGATTCTTCCTGTGAAAGAACGTGTTCAGTGTCTCCCGCTTCCTCGGTCGATTCCTCAACCGGCTCGGCTTCCTCCACCGCATCGCCACTCGGCGATGTCTCCTCGGATCCCTCTTCTTCAAAATTCCCAACCAACATTTTGGTCAGGTCCAATTCGTCCAAAGGACCGTCTAGTCCCACTAGTCCGGTTTCTTTAGGGAGGCTTTCCGTTGCCTCGACTGATTCTTTAGCCATGCTTTATCCTGCAAGTTAGGATTATTCCGGTTCACAAAAAAACCGTGCGGGAGTTGACGCACGGTTGTGAAATCCCTCAATCAGGAGTGGAACAGTTGTCCACATCCGGAACGGAGTGGGATGGTTACGCTTTTGGCGAAGGCGGTTTTCTGTAGTTATTTAACGTTGCAAGAACATCGCGCATGGCCTGTGCATAGCCAGATCGCCACTGGCGGTCGTCCGGTGGAACCCCATCTGCCAGCGCACATTCGATGCTGTTGCCAATGGCTTCATTTAACAATTGGAGGATAGCCTGCCACGCGGCGCTGGTGTCATCCAGGCCCTGTAGGATCTGTTTCAGTTCTTCCTCTGTGAAGGGACGTTCCATTTTACCAAAACCAAACCATGTCATCGTCATCGATGGGGTTCGGGAGAATATCGTAATCGACGCGTTTCATTTAACTGCCAACCGGTTGGACCCCGGTCCGGCCAATCATCTTGTTCTGTTCCTGTGACACCGACTGCTGAAGGTTCTTGCCGTAGTTCTCCAGCAACGCCTGGAACCGTTCGTCGCCTTGCAGCGCCTCCTGATACTTCGGGTTGTTCTGAACGATCTGCTGCATGAACTGCATCTTCATCGCCGCGGTCGGATCGTTCTCGGTGTAGTTAGCCTCGTTACCCAAGGCCATCAGTGCAATCTCCTTGTTAACGTCGTCAAACGTCTTCTGTGACGCGCCACGTTGATCTGTAAGGATCGACTGGCCGAGTACCGGATCAATCATGCTAACCGCAATAGCCATCAGCTTGGCTCGGTCAACCGTGCCGGCTGTGTCCACCGGTAACAAACCAATGATTGCCTGCATCTTACTGGCAACATAATCCTGGTCCAACTCGCGTACATCGAACTTCACCGCGAAGTCGTAGGCGCCTGAAATATCCGCCTGGCTACTTGGAAGACCGACGTCAACACCGGCGATGCGGGTTAGTTCCTCATCAGAAATATATTCCTGAATCAACCTGAACATCATCGTGAATGCTTCCGACCAGGACGTTGTGTAATTGTCCACCATCGATTGCATCTTGGCCTGCGCGATCACCGGGTTGGTGTTGTCGTTCAAACGGCCGAAATACTGGTCGCACTGCTTTTCAATGTAATTGATTACATCAAGCGCCTCGCCTGGGTTAGACTTCGGCGGGTCAAGAAACTTCACCTCGCCTGGCCGCATCTCTGGCAATTCAGATCCCGGTTGCAACCGATACACCTGACCCATGCGAGCCGGCACCGTCAGCGGCGGGAACACCATCAAGCTGGCGCGATCGTACAACATATCGCGCTGGCCTTTGATCTCGTTCTGCCAAGTGTGAACGATGTCCGGCACGCCGCGGCTGTCCGTTAATTTCCGGATCACGTTTTCCCTGCGATAAATAACAAACGGATAATCCCCGGCCATGTGGTCCAGGATCTGTTCCTTGCCGGCACGTTCGGAAATCTTCGGATTGAAAATCGTACAGTGAACGTTCAGGACACCGTCCTCATCGATCTCCTTGCGGTAAGCATAAACAACCTCGTACAGGCCATCAGTCGCCCCGGCATGAATATCCACACCGAACGTCTCACTAATCGGATCCACATAAGTCGTCTGGTTACCGTCGTTTGCCTTCAGAATATCCTTTACCCATTCAGAGTTGTAACCATAGACAGATTCCATCTGGCGGATTTCCCACTCTGAATGCCAGCACCGGCGAAACACATACCTGGACGATTGAAGATCAATAGTCTCCGGCGGAAAGAAAACCTCATCCCCAGGTTTCAAGGCCACGATTTGCGGACAGTTTTTTGTAACAACATCCACCGGCAATTCTCCCCGGCCCTTGTCGCGCAACTGCTTCACCAGCTTCCTGGCACGCCGGCGCTTGATCCCCAGGTTGGCTTCCAGGACGTCCACCGCAACCTCCTCCTGTTCCGGATCCGCAACCAGGACCGGCAACTCCGACAGGCCGGTTCCTTGTTCTGCCATTTCAGAAATCTGAACCAGGTCTTCCATCGACACCGTCTCGATCTTCTTGGTAACCTCACGTTGCCAGGTGATGTGCAGAACACCGTACCCGTACTGCTGACCATAATTGGCCAACAGGTTGGCCTCGTTCCTCAATTCGTTTCGCAACTTGTTGTCGCGATAATAACGCAACAGCGTCGTCGCAGACTCGGCCTGACTGGCATCACTCGCCTCGGTCGGCGCAGCACGCAAGATCCCCCGCGTAAATGCGGTCGTCAGAATGTCCGAGTTTTCCGTACAGACAGCGTCCGCCAGGCGAACCCGCGTGTCGCTGGCACCGTCCCATGGGAAAATCGGCTCGGTGTCGTTCTTCTGGTGCTTCTTGCCGTCGTAGGCTTGTCCGGCCCAGACACAAAACCGGACGTCATCCGCCCTGGTCCGGTGGTAGGTGAACGTATATCCACCCGCCCGGTTGTACTCTTTGATTAGTTCGCTTAAATCTACCCTTGGCATTTGTTCGCCTCCACTTCCAGGTATTCGTCAATCGACTTCCTGATAAACTTTCTCTTTTGCTTTTGCGGAATTACAGCTGCAATCCGCCCCTCGTCGACCAGAAAGTCCAAATCCCTTCTTGTCAACCCCGAATATTCCTTCGCTTCTGACAGCGTCAACAGTTTCGTTTTCATTAGTAACACCCTCCCCCGCGCTGGACCAATGCGTCCTGTGGCGCGTGTAAATTGTCCTCCATGCAAAGATACCGAAGACAATCAATCGGATCCTTGCTGGCCCCTTTCTCCCCATCCGCACCGGTCCACTCCCTCATCGAATAAATCAGATTGGTACAATTCGCACTGACAAACAGCCTGGGAGAATTGTCGTCTGCAACAGGCATGGTGTTGTCATAATACAAAATGTCGTTAATCAACTGGACCCCACTCTCAATCTTCTGGCCGTTGGCCGGATAGAACAGCATCGGGTCCTCTCCTTCCTCCGACATATTCAACTTCTCCAAAGGAGTCGTCCCATCCATCAGCTTGGCGCTGCCGGCCCTGGAATCGATCAACCGCAGGAAGACCGGTTCGCCTCCTTCCTTTTCCCGGATAAGATCCTTGTACTGCACAAAGGAAACACCCCCACCACCACTCCGCTGCGCCGGGCCAGTGTGACCGTCAACCTTGCTGCCAGGAACCGTCCAGTCTCCCATGGACCGGTCCGGCCACTCGCGATAAATATAAACAACCTCCTCAAACACCCTGGCCCACAGGATAAACCAGTTCCTGGCGCCAGCAGGATCCACCACCATAAAATTCCGGCCATCCACCGGGATCTCGCCAGGTGTCATAATGTGGCCATCCCCAAACCGAGGGAA